CTACTTGCCTTACGCCTGCGCCAACTTCTATACCGCACAACGGGTAACAGAAGTTAACACTATCACATCATGGGAGTTCGAGCGCAGGGTAAAGGCAGGACTTTATCGTGACATCGACTTGATTCGCGCCTCGCAAACACCTGAAGAGACTTACTCGGAGAAGGCTAACGCCAAGATTGAGGGTAAGAAATGGGAAAACAATGATGATGGAGTCAGGAACGTCTACCACATCTATACATGGCTAGACATTGACGAGGACAAGCGCACTAAGGGCGAGAATGCTCCTTACATCTTGATGGTGGATGAGTTAGACCAAAAGGTCGTTGGCCTCTACAGGAACTGGGAAGAGGGCGATGAGACAATGACAAAGCTCGATTACCTGATCGAGTTTAAGTTTATCCCTTGGAGGGGTGCTTACGCTATTGGAATGCCTCACCTTATTGGTGGACTGAGTGCCGCTTTGACGGGTGCTTTACGTGCTCTATTGGACTCTGCCCACATTAATAACTCTGCAACCATGCTCAAGATCAAGGGCGCAAGGATGTCAGGGCAGACACAGCAAGTTGAGGTCACTCAGGTGGCTGAGATCGAGGGCGCACCGGGCGTAGATGACGTACGTAAGATTGCTATGCCCATGCCATTCAATCCTCCAAGCGCAGTGCTTATGGAGCTATTGGGTTGGCTAACGGAAGCCGCCAAAGGCGTTGTATCTACCTCTGAAGAGAAGATTGCAGACGCTACCAACAATATGCCTGTGGGTACTGCCCAAGCCTTGATTGAGCAGGGCGCTCATGTTTACTCAGCAATTCACGCTAGGTTGCATGAATCCCAAGGGCGTGTGCTCAAAGTCTTGGCCAGATTGAACCGTTGGTATCTTGACGAGCAGAGAAAAGGCGAAGTTGTTGCTGATTTAGACATCCACAGGGATGATTTCAAGCGCAATACAGACGTTATTCCTGTTTCTGACCCACATATCTTCTCTGAAACGCAGAGAATGGCTCAAACTCAGGCTGTAATGGCCTTGATGGGACAGTTTCCAGACCAATTCAAGACTAAAAAGGTACTAGAACGCTTCTTAAAGCAGATGAAAGTGCCCCAGATCAATGAATTGATGATCATGGAGCCTGAAGACAAGATGATTGATGCCTCGCAAGAGAACATCATGATGATGGGTGGAGAGCCTGCCAAGGCTTATGACGAGCAAGATCACCTAGCGCACATCCAAACCCACATTGATTTCTACCAAGATCCTGTCTTTGGTGGCAATAATCCATTAGTCATGCCTCAATTGCTACAGCCTATGGTTGAGCACGTGCAAGATCACTTGGGCAAATGGTATCAGCATCGCATGAATGAGTATGTTAACGGTGCATTGAAGCATAAACACATGGATTATGACGATGAGAAGGTGACACATGGCATTGACAAGCTCTATGCACTAGCCGCTCAACACGTGAAACAAGACTCCCAGTTGACTTTCCAATACGTCATGCCTATCTTCCAACAGATGATGCAACAAGTACAGCAGTTGAAACAACAGGCAGTACCGCCAGATCCAGAAGCTCAAGCTTTGATCCAAACCTCTATGGCTGAGACTCAGCGTAGGGCACAGAGAGACAAGATGGATATGACATTGTCTCAGGCTAAGTTGCAGGCTGACCAAGCATTGCAATCTGCAAAACTCAAGGCTGACGAGGACAAGTTCGCCGCAGAGACAGAAATGGGTGTTGCCATGAATACTGAGAACAATCTTACTAAAGAACGTATTGAATCTGCAAAGTTATCCCATGACGGGGATAAATTGCAACATGAGCAGGCAAAAACTGCATTGGAGCTACAAGACCGTGCCCAATCTTACTTAGGAGGACAAAATGTCTAGTGATAACGAGCAAAAGTCTGTGGACGTTCCACAGCACAAACGTATTGCCCAAGGCGAAAAGCTTGACGGCACATCTTATCAACCCAAAGGTGGATCAAAAACCCCATCTAAACCACAAGGAGGACTCGCACAAGCTAAGAAAAATAAATGATTTCAACTTCACAGATCATCACTGTCATTAAGGCGCGACAAGCTGAAATAGCTTTCTCCTTGGGGTGTGGAAACGCTTCGTCATGGGAATCGTACCAAAGGACAGTTGGTGTTTATCTTGGTCTCCAAGAGGTCTTGGATACTATTAACAATTTGTTACAACAAGAACAGGATAGAGAAAATGAGCGATAGCACGGTAGCTTTTAACGAAGCTGAGATAAATTGGGCATTTCCAGTTGTAAATCCCGGAGCAGAGCCATTAGGTGGAAGAATTTTAGTTCAGTTAAAGCGTACTAAGAAGAAAACTACAGGTTCAGGGATTATTCTTTTGGAAGAAACAAAAGAGACTGAGAAGTGGCAAAACATGGTAGCCAAAGTCCTGATGATCGGGCCATTGGCGTTTAAAAACCGAGACACTATGAATCCATGGCCAGAAGGCTCATGGTGTGCAGTAGGTGACTACATCCGAGTCCCCAAATGGGGCGGTGATCGATGGGAAGTAGCAGTTCCCGGTGAGGACATTCATGAAGACAAAGCTCTTTTTATGATCCTCAACGACCATGAAGTAATTGCCAAAGTAATCGGTGATCCCTTAGCCATGAGAGCCTATATATGACAACTGAAACTAAAGAACCAGAATTCACAGTCAAGGAAGAGACCGATGGGTCTGCCGTGATTGATGTACCCGAGGGTATGATCCCCGAGGATGATGCCGAAGATAGTCCAAAAGACATATCTAATGTCCCAGAAGATGGTGGAGATGACCATCCTGATGACACACAAGCCATCCGTGAGGCTAGACGCAACAAACGCAAATACAAGAAGGAAATAGCCAAGGCTACAACTTCTGAGAAGGAAGCCCAACTTAATCTGCTCCGAAAGCAAAACGAACAGTTAATGGAGCGTCTGGCTGTTGTTGAGCGTAAGACTCACAGTGCTGATCTTGCCCGTATTGACAAGGCCGTAGAAGACCAAGAGTTGCGCCTGCAGTATGCCAAGATGAAGATGTCAGAGGCTATGTCTTCCCAAGACGGCGAGGCTTTCAATAAGGCTCAAGAGTTAAGGGACGAAGCGATGATGGCGATCCGTGACCTAAAAGGTTACAAAGAAGCCGCTATCAAGCCTCAGCAAAACAATAGTTTGCCCGATCCACGAGTACAGCGCAATGCCGCTAACTGGATGGAAAGGAACGAATGGTACGACCCAAATGGCCACGATACTGACAGCCGTATAGCAAAAGTTATTGATGAAGACCTAGTTAAAGAAGGTTGGAATCCTGCTGATCCAGATTATTGGTCGGAATTGGACAAACGCTTGTCAAAGCGCGTTAACCATAGGTACAATGACACTATGGACGCAAATCCATCTGCAAGGAGACCTAGGAGTGTTGTGGGAGGAACTGGACGCGAAACCGTCAACGGTTCTACTAACAGGGCGCAATTCATACTTGAACCAGAACAGGTAAGGGCTATGAAGGACGCAGGAATGTGGGATGACCCTGTTAAAAAGGCCAAGATGATACAGCGATATATCAAAGAATCACGCAACAAACAATAAAGGATCTAGCAAATGGAATCACGTCTAAAAAAATCTTTGAATGCAGGCGGTAGAGAGAATCGGTCAACTGAAGATCACTCCCGACTGGCACCAGAAGAAAAGTTCACTAGTTCGCATGAACGTAAAAAAATGTGGAGCGAAGAGTGGACGCAAAGTGCTTTACCCAAAGCCCCATCCATTCCCGGATGGCACGTATGTTGGTTGTCATCTACTAACAGTTACGACAGCATTGATAAGCGTATGCGATTAGGATATGTTCCGGTTAAATCGGAAGAAGTATCTGGATTCGAGGGTTACAAAGTCAAGGCCGGAGAACACGTTGGTTATGTAGCTTGTAATGAAATGCTCTTGTTTAAGATCCCTATGGATATGTACCAAGAGGTTATGTTGCATATGCACCACGACTTGCCCAATGAAGAAGCTGACAAGATCAGAGTCCAAGTTGAGCAACTCCAAGGAACTCAAGATAGTTCTGGACGTGGGTTGGCTGACATCGAAGGTGATGGGTTGAGACAGTTAAGCAAAAATAATGTGCCTAATCCCGTCTTTTACGGGTAAGGTTTATTTAACAAAAGGAGTAGTTTATGTCAGCATCGAATGCTCCCTTTGGCTTACGCCCTGCGTTTCACCCTTCTGGTCTGGATCGTGCTCAAGCGTTAGCTAATGGGATTCAATCTGGTTTGTCCGTCAGTATTCTGAAAGGCCAACCTGTTTCTTATGTGACCGCCGCAGTTTTGACTGCTACTGGTTTGTCTGGAATCTCTAACGGCACAATCGTACCTTCAGCTACACCCGGCAATAGCGCCGCATCCTCTGGCTACCAAGTCGCAGGTGCGTTCGCAGGCGTTGAGTGGACTGATTCTACTGGTCGCCGCCGTGTGTCCAACTATTGGCCTGCAAACACAACATTCATCACTGGATCTTGTATTGCTTATTTCTATAACGACCAAAACATCGTTTATGAAATCCAAGCCGATGGTTCTCTAGCTCAAACCTCTATTGGTGGCGAGTATAACTTCAGCGCAATTACTGGTGGTTCAACAACTACTGGTTTGTCTCAGTGTACATTGGCTTCAGCATCTGCTCAGTCCAATGCCGCTCAAGGCCAAATGCGCGTTGTTGATCTTGCACCTTTGGTGGACAACGCTTGGGGTGATGCATACACGGTTGTCCGTGTGCAATTACCATATGTTCAATTTGTTGCGGCAACTACTGCTGTCGTATAAGGAGTAAATTATGGCCGCACCAATGCGAAGTACGGACTTTAGAAGTATTGTTGAACCAATTCTCAACGAATGCTTTGATGGAGTCTATGACCTACGTGAAGACGAGTGGTCACGTGTTTTCCGTGAAGAAGACGGTATTCCACGTAACTACCATGAAGAGCCTGTCCTATATGGATTTGGAGCCGCTCCCCAGTTGCCTGACGGTACACCTGTCAGCTACCAACAGGGTGGAGTTCTCTTCCTACAACGCTACATTTATCAAGTCTTTGGT